ACCATAAGAGATATAGAGAACAGTCTGCTACATCTCACCTATCAAGAGGCTTACGAATTAATCAACAAGCTAAAGATAGATTACATACCAAAAGACCCTAGAGAACAATTTAACAAAAGAATTAACTTATGAAACTAAAACACGCAATGACAAAAGAAGGTGCAATTATGGCTATCACTAGACATCAGATAGGCAAAATGTCTGAAGGACAAGCACCTAGAGGTATATTAAAGGCTTTTATAGACCTATATATGAAAGAATCAGACGAAAGGATTATGGAAACATACAAATCAGAGTTTGACAAAGAATTAGTAATAGTAGAATATAAATAATTATGGAAAATAAAGATAGATTTGAAAAGTACATTCGACTGAATGGAATGACCAAAAGAAGGTTTGGAGAGATAACAGGACTAAAAGGTACTAGTGTAAACAAATACCTAGAGAATCCTACAATGTTAAGGCTAAAGCACTTGCAATTATTAGCTGATTCTGACGAAGGAAAGTTTCACAACATTGATGAGGTTGAACTTGTAAAGATGATAAATAATGCTAAATAGTATAGAGAGAAGGGAAGCATTGATAAGAGCAGTATGCTCAATATATTGTGTGGATGAAGATAATCTATTTAGCGAAAGCAGAAAGCGAGAAATCATAAGTGCTAGAAGAATGGTATTATACTTTTTAAGAAGGCACTACGGAGAAACATATATGCAGATAGCAGATACATTCTCTATGAATCACGCAACTGTAATACATCACATCACTCAAGCTAAAAACTTTTTAGAGTTTGACAAGATTGAGGTAATGAATTACATTAAAGTTAGAGATTATGTCTTTGAGCAAAATAGTGAAGTAACACTATCAGAGGAACTTGACCTCTTAAAAAAAGAAAAAATCTTGTTAGATGACAGGATAAATCAAATTGTTAATGAATTAAATATTTTAGAAAATGGAAATTAATGGAACTTTAGAAGCTAAATTCGACACAAAAGAATTTAAAAGCGGATTTAAAAAGAGAGAGTTTGTAGTGAATACAGGTGGAGATTATCCTCAGTCTATCAAACTAGAAGTAGTAAAAGACAACATAGATAAGTTAGATACTATATCTGTGGGTACTGAGATTACTTGTAAGATTGATATTAGAGGTAGATTGTATGAAGGAAACTACTACAACAATATATTAGCTTGGGCGGTAAATGTCGGTGGTACTAAGACAGAAAAAGCTACTGCTCCTGCTGAAGAATCAGACTTGCCGTTTTAAGGTAAGGCAACTGATAAAAATATTTGATTGTGAAATCGAATCTTAAAAGAAAGAACGTTAAGAGGGTGGATAAGCTATTAAAAGCCAATGCCGCCCTCAACGCTTCTCTCGGAACTGATAGTACCAAAACCGAGATTGAAGCCATTAGAAGGGATATAAGAGCTAATATACGCAAGATTAAAGAGTTATGTTCTTACACATACTCAATAATAAGTGTTGACGATAACCATAAAACCGTACATTAATGAATTGGAATAGTAAAACAAAAAAATACACAGGACTTGTAAAGTTCAAAACAAAACTAAAAAAGGGAATAGCAAGGTTTTTATATTTTTATAATTGGGATGTAAAAGAGATAGCTAAACTTTTTGGTATGAGTAAGAGTAGAATATATCAATATTTAAAAAAGTAAAATGGCTAAGTACGAAACCGCACAGGATAAAAAGCGACAAGAGAGAGCCTCTAGGCTTTTCTGCCACGCATTTGATTTAGTTTGTGTTGACAGAGGGGAATTTGCACCTGTTGATTATGACTTAATTAATAAAAGAAACGATACTATTGGTGCTTTAGAGGTTAAAGGATGTCCTGATAGAAAGATAGATGATGTACTAACTGTGCAGGTGGCTATAAGAAAATTGGTCGACCTGCAAAACCATCAGAAGAAAACCAATAGACCTGTGGCAATCTGTTGGGCGTTTGACGATGGCATAGTATATGAAAGAATATCTAATCTTTTTGGCAACTTTAAACTAGGAGGTCGAACACCACGAGCAGGAAGTTATAATGATATTGAGATAATGGCTAGTGTAGAAATAAAAAATCTTAAAAAAGTTTTGTATTAATTAAAAAAATTGTTTATCTTTGCTTCAGTATTAATTAAAAACAAAAACAATGGCAAAACGAATGACAGATACAGACAAGTGGAAGAAACGCTTTTTGAAAGAACTAAAACCTGAACACAAGCTACTATGGTTCTACATATTAGACGACTGCAATCACGCAGGAATATGGGATGTAGATATAGAAGTAGCATCAATTAGAATAGGTGCAGACCTTATTTACGATATGCTACCACAGGCATTTCTTGACAAGATAGTAATCTTTGACAATGGCGACAAATGGTTTATTCCTGACTTTATTGACTTTCAATATGGCGAACTTAATCCAAACTCTAATGTGCATAAGTCGGTAATTGCATTACTTGACAGATATAATCTTGAAGGGTATGGGAAGGGTTCACAAGGGGTACAAAGTACCCTTAATAATAAAGATAAAGATAAAGATATAGTTAAAGATAAAGTTAAGGCTAAGAGGTTTGTTAAGCCAACAATAGAAGAAGTTTCTGATTATTGCGATGAGAGAAGCAACAATGTAGATGCTGAGAAGTTTTATGATTACTATTCGTCAAACGGATGGAAAGTTGGTAAGAACGCAATGAAAGATTGGAAAGCATCTGTAAGAACTTGGGAGAAGAACACTACCCAAGAGCAAAAAGTATCACAACCTAAACAAGTATTAACGTCTTGGCAAGAGGCAAGAAAACAAATAAACAATGGCTAATTACACAAAAGAATTTTGGACAGAGTACAATAAAAAACGTAGCGGTGCAAACAAAGAAACCGTACAATTCATAAAAGATATGTTTAACAATCCTACTCTTAAAAATAGAAGAATGGTTACTTGGGATAACTACTATATGCTTACAGGTTATCTTACTCAAGATGGCGATGACTTCAGAAGGTTACAAAGTAGAATCAATAAAATTGATGGGTAATGGATAAGTCAAAACAAATATGGTTTAGGTTTGCTAACGATAGAGAGCAATTAAATATTGATTGTGTAGATGTGTTGAGCAAGTGCTACCTGATGCTAGGTCAGAAGCCTGATACAGAACAAATAGTTATGATGTCTAAGATGCTAGTAGATGACCTATCAAGATTCTATGGTAGTATGGATATGAATGAAGTGCTGTTTGCTTTTGAGCAGGGCATAAGACATTCTGATAGTGGTGGCTTTGTCAATGTCCGTAATTGGAATATATGGCTCAAGGAATACAAAGCTAAAGCAAATCTTAAAAGGCAACAACGCCAACTGACTGATTATCAGAAAGATAGAGAAGGTCAGAGATTAATTAACGAAACTATTAACAAGGCAAAGCGATTGAAATGATAACGATTATTATAACATTTTTGCTTCTTTCTATTTTATACCTTATATTTGCAATCAAGGATTTAAAAGATGATGTTAGCGATATTGAGTTTAGAATGGATATTCTTAAAGATATATGTGCTGATTACGAGAAAAGAATTAAAGAGTTAGAAGATGTCAGACAGTCCAAAGTTAAGCGAAGAAAGAGTACAAATAAGTATAGTCGAGTATTTAAAACTACAATATCCAAATGCACTATTTACTGCAACAATGGGTGGTCAGTTTCAAAGACATTACTCACAAAGGCTAAAAGCAAAGCGTACAGGATATTTGAGAGGGGTATCAGACCTACTTATATTCGAGCCAAACAAAACGTACAACGGATTGTTTATAGAGCTTAAAAAGGATAAGAAGTCTTATCCCTCTAAAGAGCAAAAGATATTCATTCAGAACGCTTTAGATAGGGGTTATTACGCAATATGTTGCAAAGGCTTTGACCATTGCAGAGAAACAATAGATAAATACTTTAAAAACGAATTATAATGGAACATAGCAAATACTACTACGACTTTACTAGAAATATGGATATACACAGAGAATCTAAAAAAACCTCATTAGAAACCGCTAAAGACAGAAACGTACCTGACTACTACATTGGCTCAGTATATGGCTACGAGGCTCGTAAAGTGGTCGAGGATTGGAATTTATCCTATAACATAGGTACTGCTGTTACATATCTGCTGAGAGCAGGTAAGAAGAAGGAGAACGGTATGGATGACAAAGCAAAGCATATCGAGGATATTAAAAAGACTATTAACCATCTCAAGTTTGAGATAGAAAGATTAGAAAATGGAAGATAATTGTTTATACTGTGATNATGAAATAAAAGTACAAGGAGAACTTTTCTGCTGTGAGGGATGTTACCACGAATGGCACGAAGAAAATGACGACTATGTATGGGATGAAAAAGAAGAAATTTATATAATACCCGAATACAATGAGCATTAATATATACGATAGAAAAGATATGAGAGGCGGTGGCTATGCTAAACGCAAGTTTACCATAGAGGAGGCTGAAGCTATACGCAATGAGTATAAGGCAGGTGGCATNAGTCANACTAAGTTAGGAGAGAAGTATGNCGTTAGTCAACCNATTATCAATATGATTATACGAGGAAAAACNTATACAAAGTAAAATAAATTAAATTATTTTGTTGTTTATATAAAAAAGTTTATTATNTTTGTAGTGAATTTAAAAACTAAAACATTATGAAAGCAAAAGAAATTAAAGATTACTTAGTAAAGAATTACGGAGAGTGCAGNCACGATGAGAATAAATTTGAGGCGGCACTAAAGAATACTGCAATAGCATTTGAACTTAATGAACACGACCTGTTTTACTACATAGTAGAAAATAGAAACTACATAGGAGGTACAATGTCTTATGGNTTCCAAACTGATTACGGTAGAGAGATACGCAGGGTATTTGAAGGGGAATACTATGGGGGATAAGGGGGATAGGGGGGGTACTACCTTGTACTTCGATACACCAATGATTAACAAACTAAACGATAACGAATTTAATTNTATTAAGATGATAACTAAAAAAGAAGCGACACATTTACTAAACAAAATGAAGGATGACAACAGAATGTTCTCACTAGAGTTCATCAAGAAGGATGGAACTAAGAGAGTTATGTTGGCTAGATTCAATGTAACAAAAGACTTAAAAGGTAAAGGCGGATGGTATAACCCTGCCGACTACAACCTGATGACTGTATATGATATGAATAAGAACGCATACAGAAGTGTGCCTTTAGATAGACTACTGTGGATTAGAACTAAAGGTAAGAGATACTATGTAGGCGGATGATATAAAAGATAGTTTATTTTTGTATTTGTTTTGTTATGAGTAGTGGTTTAATAGACTGCTACTCATTTTTTTTATGGTCGAAACTGCCACCGAAACTGCTCTGAAACTGCCCTGAAACTGCCATTGACCTGCCGAATTTTTTATACTGACCCCTTAGTGTAAAGCCTACACTAACCCCTTATTTAGAATGATTCTAAATTATATAATTGTTTAAAAAAATATTCTTTTTCGTTTGGATATTAAAAAAATTGTTTTATTCGCCCGTACTTATATAAGGCAAGAGAATAAAAAAAAATAAAACTTTTTTTCTTTTGTATTAAAAAAATTTATATATTTGTACCAACAAACAAAATAAAATTATGAATTTATCAAAACAAAACAAACAAATCTATAAAAGCGAA